CTTTCACAAAATAATTGTACACCTAGTAAATTAAAATACAAATCATTAATAAAAGACGGCAAGGTTTATGTAACCATACGAGTCACCTTATACACAACGCCTGAATGCTATTATTGTGATGTGGCCAAAGATTTTTTTAAAAGAAATCAAATAAAATTTATTGAAAAGAATTTTGATGACCCTAAAGATCGTCAAGAATTATATGACATTGCCGACAAAATTAACTTTAATAAAGAAAATCTAGACGGAGTACCGGCTTTTGTGCTTGAATCAAGAGAAGGTGTTAGCATCATTGTAGGCTATAGCGATGCAGAATTATTGTGGATTTTGAAAAAGAAAGCATCTTTAAAGAAAACTTTTTTAAGAAAAAAGACATTTTTTAATTGACTTTTCTGAAAAAGTAGGTATAGTGTACATATGAAACTAAGTTATAAGACAAAAGATATACTTGCTAAAATTGGCTTTATAGTCTTATTAATCGTCTTTGTTTTGGGCGTTGGCTATTCTTATGTAGAGTGTCAAACTACATTTGTAGAAACTGTATTAGCTGAGACGCCAGAAAATTTAGAACAAGCAATTAAAGCAAAAACAAATTAAACATTTTGTCTAGTTAAAAGTATAATGCATGATATAATAGAAGAATTAGTAGCAGAGAATGAACGTTTACAGAAAGAAGTTGCTTATCTTAAAGATCTTATAGAATCATTAAAAAAACAGCTTAGTGAAGTCAAATCAGATTTGATGGTACAAAAAGCAGAGAAAAGAGGAAGACCGTGACAGAAAAAAATGAAGGATACCCATGGGCGAATGCCGGGTTTTTTAACACATATGAATTGGCTAAAGAAAAAGTAACAAAAATTCAAGAAAACAATAATTTGCAAACAAAAATTCGTAGAAGAGCAAATGGAATGTTTCTTGTAAAATATCGAAAAGATCCAGCTCTTATAAAAGAGGAGGAGGTTAAGAATGTCAAAAAAAGTGGAAAATCTCGTAAATCAAATACAACTAAACGAGAACCTAAATTCGATGCGTCAAGTGTTTGAGCGTTATCCTTATTTGGGTGAATTATATTATAAAGAATTACAAGGTGAAGAAGTAGATCTCACCGAATTTAACAGACAACTTAAAGAAAAGAAAAATCTACTATTGGGGTAAGAATGAGCGCAGTATCAATATTAAATGCAGTTAGACAAAGATTTAAAGCCGAAGAATCAACAGCAGCAGCCACACTTGAATTATATGTGAACAAGGCTGCAGCTATTGCTGATCACTCTGATATAATCGGTGAAGTAGAAAAACAGATTCGAATATTAACAGAAGCACGCGAATGTCTAGCTGTAATCGAATCTGTAATACCTAGCACACCCCCACAAGCGATTGATAGTTCTACAGAAGGTGAAGCTTAGGATTATTGTTACTATCACTTACAACGTCTGTTAGGAATATTTTTAGTTGTTCGTGAGTGGCCGAAAAAGAAACATGGTGAAAGTTTCTGTGAACTGAGTGAACCATTCCAACTAGCTCTCCGCTAGAATTTACTATGGGTGAACCGGAAGAACCTGGATATACAGGAATTGTATAAAGAGCATATGCTCCGTAGAATACACCCGCATATTTTCCTTCAAATAAAGGTACTACACCGGGATTAAACACTCCTGCAGGTGCAGCAAAATTAAAATACTTTTTGTTTTTTTCTGGAGGACTAGAGGATAAATGAAGAACTGGTATAGATAATTTCTTTTCTTTTCCTTTTAATAAGCAAATATCAGCTTCTGCATTTTGTTTTACAACTTCTAATATGTGTCTTTCTCCACTTACGTCGATTGCGCTTATTTTTATTTTAGGTTCATATCCAAGTCTGATTGCTGGATTTACAACATCAGAATAATCACAAACATGGTTTGCGGTTAAAATATGAACTTGTCCTCTGTATAACACTCCCGCTCCAGACGCAACAGAACCAGCATTTAATTTCTGGTCTAGACCATCGACGGATCGAACCAGTGATATCATTACATCCATTTTTACAAAAGTATTCTTTACTTTTGCAGGATTTGATAGTACATTGTTATGAGCACATGAACTAATGGTTAAGATTAAAATTGTTAGTAAACAAACTTTCAATGTTTTCAAAATCATATTAGTAACTATGATGCAAATGACTAATTACTGATATTAAGGCTAAAAATTTATGAAAAGAATATATGTTCTCGATACGAATGTTCTATTAACAGATCATCAATCGATATATGGATACGGCAATAACGACATTATAATCCCTCTTAAGGTGCTTGAAGAAATTGATAAGCACAAAAAACGCCATGACGGCGTTGGTGCTAATGCCAGAGGCATCATAAGAACTCTAGACGGACTTAGGGCTAGTGGAAATCTGCACAAAGGTGTGAGGTTAAGAAAAAAACTTGGAATCGTTTCTGTAAAAGGGTTTGATTCAAATCATTTTCCACCAGATTTAGATAGAGAAGACTCAGATAATCAAATTATATGTACTGCTCTAACTGAAAAGGCTGCGACCAAAAGAAAAGTTATTGTTGTTTCTAGAGATATCAATATGCGCGTCAAATGTGATTCGTTAGGAATGTTGTGTGAAGATTATGCCTCTGAGAAGGTCGTACAAGACACTTCTAAGCTATATACCGGGTTTGCCCTTCACCTCGTCGATGATCAAGTTGTAGACCAATTCTACGCTGGTGAAGACGTTTTTATAGATGAGGAAGAGATCAAACTGAGTACTCAACAATTTGTTATGCTTGTCTCTAATCAAAATGAGAAGAAAACTGCTCTTGCTAAATTTACGGATTATAATACTCCAGTTAGAAAAATTAACGACTACCAGAAAAATGGCATATGGGGATTACGTCCTAGAAATAAAGAACAGCAGTTCGCTTTAGATTTGCTGATGGATGAGAACATTAATATTGTTACAATTATCGGCAAAGCTGGATCTGGTAAATCTTTGATGGCCATTGCTTCTGGTTTGGAGCAAGTCGTAGAAACTGGTCGCTATAAGAAAATGGTTGTCTCTCGTCCAGTTGAACCTATGGGGAAAGATATTGGATTCTTACCTGGTACAATGGAAGAAAAAATGAGACCATGGTTAATGCCTATACAAGATAATCTAGAATTCCTGATGAATGGTCAACATGAAAACATGGAACACCTCTTTGTAGACAAAACAATAGAAATTGAAGCCCTCACTTATATTAGAGGGCGATCGATATCAAAAGCTTTTATTATTATTGATGAAGCTCAGAACTTAACAACTCACGAACTTAAGACTATTATTACAAGAGTTGGAGAAGGAAGTAAAGTTATCCTCACAGGTGATATCGAACAAATTGATAATGTCTATATCGACTCGACGTCAAATGGATTATCTTATGCAGTTGAAAAATTTAAGACATATGATATATCCGGACATGTAACGCTGCAAAAAGGTGAACGTTCCAAGATCGCTACACTGGCAGCTAAAATTTTGTGATTAACTTTACTTATTATTTGTTGTTATTATAATATATAAAAGGAGAAATTATGAGCGTAGACGATAAGACTAACAACTCTTTATTGCAAGAAACTGTGGTAGAAGATGGTGCAAATCCACTAAAAAAGATGATTGTCGAATATGTCGGCGGCAAACTTAAGCCTGAAAACGATGAGGTTACACTAGAAATGGTTGTAAACGAATTGGCTAATGAATTTGAAGAATTAGTATTACCTCTGGCTGAAGAAAATTGGATTCGCGGATATCACCAAGCCATGGAAGATATGACAGAAGGGGAAAAGTTATATCAAGAGCAATTAGAGAAACATAATAACGATCAAGATGACGAGGAATAATTTAACTAGATTCATAAAAGACTCTCAAAAAGAAAGTGTGAGTAAAATAGGCGAGTATAATTTAACAAGAAGTGTTAACATATTCGTTTTAGAAGCATTACCAGAAAATATTGATATACAAAAGATAATGACTTATCTAAGAACAAATGTTCCAGATTATTATTTAAATTTAATCGATGTTATATATGTTGGACAGATTCCAGAGTTCAAAGAAAGAAAAATCAATGCAATGGTAAAAGATGGGGCTCTGTATATCACTAACGAACAAAGTAATGATCTAGATATGATAGACGATATTATTCATGAAGTCGCTCACTTGGTAGAAGAAAGATTTACAGATAGTATATACGGTGACGACGAAATCGAAAATGAGTTTATCAGGAAAAGAACTGTTCTTCGAAGAGTTTTAAAGTATGAAAATTACGTTGTCGATGAACACGATTTCGGAAAAATCGAATACGATCAAGAGTTTGATCTTTTCTTAAAAGACAAAGTAGGATACCAAAAATTAAGAATATTTGCACAGAATATCTTCGCTTCGCCATATGCGGCCACATCACTACGTGAATACTTTGCAGATGGATTTGAGGACTTTTATCTAGGCAGAAAACTAAATCTAAACAAGATTAGTCCAGTATTATATAATAAATTGGAGGATTTAAACAATGAAATTCAAAATTACTGAACAAAAGAAAAATAACACAGTCACCTTAAATGTAAAATTAACTAAGAGTGAAATTAAAAGCGAGTCGATTGTAAACTATGGATGGCGCTCCGCAAAAGAAAAGTTAAAGCAAGAAGGGTATAATTTAGGAAAAATGCTTGAATATACCACCCTAATGAACAAGTTTGCTGTTTACGAGGGCGATTTTATTTTTGTCGTTGAACCTGTTTTGTCTGAAACAATCACATCTGAAATAAAGGTTGTAGTTCCACCAACATTAAAAGTTGACAAAAAAGAAACGGTTCCTACGTTAAAAGAGGAAGTTAAAAGTCCTCCTCGGCCAACGACAAAGAGCACAAGAAGGACTTCTAGAAAAAAGAAGTAAAACATGTCTCACATTTCATTTTCGGAAATTAAAAACTGGAACCAATGCGCCCACTATCATAAGTTAACTTATATTGATAAACTCAAAGGTTTTGAAGGTAATCTATATACTGCTTTTGGTTCTGCTTTGCATACTGTTTGTGAGAAGATTATTATTAAAGATATTAAAGACAAAAAGTCTCTTTTTCAATTATCTTTTTCTAATGAAATCAACAACTTGCCAAAGACCATTCAAGAGAACATCAACACAAAAATGGTGTCTGATATGCGTCGACAAGGTGATATGTTAGTTGATTTAATCTTGCCTCAACTAAAGAAGAACTTTGAAAAGTTTGAAGTTGTTTCTGTTGAGGAAAAGATTTACGAACCTATTGAAAACCATGACCGTAAATTTAAAGGATTTATCGACTTAGTTATTAAAACTGAAGATGGTAAATATCACGTAATCGATTGGAAATCATGTTCTTGGGGTTGGGACATGAAAAGAAAGTCTGATCCAATGACTACATACCAGCTTACATTCTATAAGCATTATTTTGCTAAAAAGCATAATATCGACCCTAAAAAGATTGAAACTTACTTTGCCTTACTTAAAAGAACTGCAAAGAAAGACAACGTTGAAGTATACCGCGTAACCAGCGGAGATCGTAAAACTGAAAATGCGCTTAACTTATTGGACAAAGTGTTGTATAATATAAAGCGCAAGAACTACTTCAAAAACCGTCTTTCTTGCAAGAGGTGTGAATTCTATAAAACAGAATATTGCACTTAATCTTTTAAGGAGAAAAAGTTGGATAAGAAAATTAAGGTATTGGTCTTGAGTGATCACCCGCTAAGTCCATCCGGAGTTGGCACTCAAACAAAATACATGATTGAAAGCCTGTTAAAGACAGGTAAATTTAGTTTTTACTGTATCGCTGGTGCGATGAAACATCATGACTACAGTATAACAAAAGTTGATGGATATGGTGATGATTGGGTTATTATGCCTGTTGATGGATATGGGACACCAGATCATATGCGCACGCTTTTAAGAAATGAAAAACCAGATATTGTTTGGTTTATGACTGACCCAAGATTTTGGGGTTGGCTCTGGGAAATGGAAGATGAAATCCGTCCAGTAGCTCCTATGGTCTATTATCATGTTTGGGACAACTATCCTTATCCAACTTTTAATAAGCCAAACTATTCTTCAAATGATGTTATTGCTTGTATTTCAAAAGTTACTCATGACATTGTACAAAATGTTGCACCGAATGTCGAAAGCCACTATCTTCCACATTCAGTAAATACTGACATCTTTAGTAAAATTGAAGAAGATACAGTTAAACAATTTAGAGACAGTCACTTTCCAAGTAACGATGATAAATTTTTGGTTTTTTGGAATAATAGAAACGCTCGCCGTAAACAAAGTGGATCATTAATTTATTGGTTTAAGGCTTTCTTAGATAAAGTTGGCCACGATAAAGCACAATTATTGATGCATACTGATGTAAAAGATCCTCATGGACAAGATCTAGAGGCAATCGTGCACAGTTTAGGGTTGATTAATGGCGAGGTATTATTCTCACAAGCCAAGATTCCATCAACACATATGGCTATTTTATATAATATGGCTGATTGTACAATCAATGTATCGGATGCCGAAGGCTTTGGTTTATCGACTTTTGAGTCTTTAGCATGTGAAACACCTATTATTGTTAATATGACTGGAGGGCTGCAAGAACAAGTTACAGATGGTAAAAACTGGTTTGGTGTTGGTATTGAGCCTTCTTCAAAAGCAATTATCGGATCGCAGGAGATCCCATGGATATATGAAGACAGAGTATCAGAAGAGTCTGTAGTTGATGCTCTAACAAAGTTATACAACATGTCTAAAGAAGAGCGGAGTGAGTTAGGCAAAGCCGGCCGTGATCACGTCATGGAAAACTATAACTTTGAACAATACACCAAAAGGTGGGAAGAATTATTGCTAGGAGTACATGAACGATATGGCTCTTGGGAGAACAGAAAAGGATATAAATCCTGGGAATTAATTGAAATTGGAGTAGCAGCATAATGAAAAAGAAAATATTAATTAGAGGACCAGTTTTAACACAATCAGGATATGGAGAACATTGTAGATTTCTTTTAAGATCTCTTCGTAAATATGAAGATATGTTTGATTTATATCTTATCGCTGTAAACTGGGGAAGGACAAATTGGCAATTTGAACAGACTGAAGAAAGAGTATGGTTCGACAAATTAATCAAAAAAACTCACGAACATATCCACAACAAGAAAGGTCCTGTTGACATATCCATTCAAGTAACAATTCCGAATGAGTGGGAGAAATTAGCTCCCGTCAATATTGGTGTAACTGCCGGCATCGAAACTGACAGGATCAGTAAAAACTGGATTCAAAAGTCTCAAATCATGGATAAAATTATTGTGGTATCAGAACATGCAAAAAAAGGTTTTACTAATACAAAATATGATGTTGTCGATGCGAATACAGGACAAGAAGTTAAAGACTGGAAGTGTATAGTGCCGGTTGATGTTGTACACTACCCAGTTAAAAGTTTGGAAAAGACAGATTTAGATTTGAATCTGAAGCATGATTTTAACTTTTTAACAGTTGCCCAATGGGGCCCAAGAAAGAATCTTAAAAACACAATTAAGTGGTTTATGGACGAATTTAAAAATGACAAGGTTGGGCTAGTTGTAAAAACAAACTTAGCTAAAAATTGTGTATTAGATCGACTTGCTATGACAAACAAGATAAAAAGCATAGTAAGTAAGTTCCCAGATGCAAAATGTTCAGTGCACTTATTACATGGCTATATGTCAGAAAAGGAGATGAATGGACTCTATACTCACCCAAAAATTAAGGCTTTGGTTTCCCTAACTCATGGTGAAGGTTTCGGGCTTCCTTTATTTGAAGCAGCCTATAATGGACTTCCAGTAATTGCTACCAACTGGAGCGGCCACTTAGATTTTTTACATATGCCTACAACAAGCAAGAAAGGTAAAACTAAAGTTAAACCAATGTTTTCTAGAATTGCATATGAATTAAAAGAAGTCAAAAAACCGGCAGTCTGGCCAGGAGTCATCGACACTGATGCAATGTGGGCTTTTGCTGAGAAAGGGTCTTATAAAATGAGACTTCGAGACGCTTTTAAAGATATTGGAAGACATAAATCCGAAGCAAAGAAATTGCAGAAGCATATTGTAGAAAATTTCACTGAAGAAAAGCAAAACTTAGACTTTGCAACAAAAATTTTAGGAGATGGAGTTACTAAAGCCGAGAATGCTAAATACGTATTTGTAAGTGACTTCTTCGCGAATCAGCTTCAAGGAGGAGCAGAATTAAGTCTGCAGACTTTAATCGACAAAGCTTCAAAAGAAAGCATTCAAATTAATTCATCAGATTTATCAGTAGAATACGTTGAAAGAAACAAAGATAAGACTTGGATTTTTGGTAACTTTACGCAAGTTTCTAAAGATGCAATTCAGAAGATAGTTAAAGAAAAAATCAATTATAATATAGTTGAATTTGATTATAAATTCTGCAAATATAGAAACTTAGAGTTGCATGAAACACTAGAAGGCGCGCCGTGTAATTGTGCAAGCGAAGAGCATGGACAAGAAATTGGTAAGTTCCTTTCCAGTGCACAAAATGTTTTCTTTATGTCTTCAGTCCAGATGGACGCACACTTAAAAAATATTAAGTCTCTTAAAAAATCTAGATGCGTTGTATTGTCATCAATTTTTGATGATAAATTCTTTGACACAATTAAACGATTAAGAGAGGTATACAGTAAAAAAGAAGATAAATGGGTTGTATCTTCATCGCCGTCATGGGTTAAAGGATCTAAAGAAGCCGAACAATGGTGCGTTGAAAATAATAAAGAATATAACAAGATGCATGGTTTATCTTACAAGGACGCCTTGGTGACTTTGGCCAAATCGAAAGGATTATGTTTCCTCCCAACCGGAGGAGATACATGCCCTAGATTGGTTATTGAAGCTAAATTATTGAACTGTGAGCTTGAGCTAAACGATAATGTGCAGCATGTTACAGAAGATTGGTTTAGCACAGATGATTTACAAGTAACAGAAGAATATTTGAAAGGACGCCCAGAAGTATTCTGGAAAAAGGTGAGTGGTGTCTGATATTATTCAAACAATGTGGGTCGGTAATAAACTCTCTACAATGGAAAGGCTAAGCCTTAGTTCTTTTGTTAAGAATGGGCACGATGTACATTTATATACATATTCTGATGTAGAGGGAGTTCCCGAAGGTGTAGAAATAAAAGATGGAAATACCATCTTGCCTGAAGACATGATTTTTATGTATAAGGATCATAAGAGCTATTCAGCTTTCTCAAATTATTTTAGGTATAAATTGTTGTCTGAAAAAGGTGGATACTGGGTTGATACCGATGTTATTTGTTTAAAGAAATTTGATTTCAAAGCACCTTTTGTATTTTGTTCCGAAGAGGTTCTTCCTCTTAATCAGGGGAACACTCATATTGGTTCATGTATTATTAAGATGCCGGCCGGCAATCCAATTGCCTTAGATGCATTTGAGACTTGCATGGAGAAAAAAAGAGAAATGCTAGTTTGGGGAGAAATTGGACCTCGACTAGTAAAACAAATGGTAGAGAAATACAGTATGAATTTCTTTGTGAAACCACCAGAAACATTTTGTCCCATTCCGGGGTGCATGTGGAATCTTGTTTTAAATCCCGAACAGGAGATTAATTTTGGTGAAGAGACATACGCAATCCATCTTTGGAATGAAATGTGGCGCCGTAGTAGCGCAAATAAAGATGCAAAATATCCAGAGCGTTCATATTACGAAAAGTTAAAAACAAGGTATTTGTAGTGCTTGATATATTGTATTTGTGTGATAAAAGCACATACGACACAAAAATGTCTAGAGTTCGATTTCACGGCATGCGCGCCATAGGAAAAAGAAAAGACGTTAATTTAGTCTGGTCCGGACCGGGTTGGAAAGGCTATAATAAAAACAAGTCAGTTAGTAAAAACGTCGATAATCTTTATAAAGGAAAAAGGCCAGATTTAGTTGTAGCATACAAACCTTTAAATTTGGTTAAGATTCGAGATTTAGATATTCCAAAATGTCTTCGCTACAATGAGATGTATGATGTTGATTGGACTAATAAAGAGATATATGATAGTCGATCAAATTTGATTATATGTCATCATGAAAACGACATGAGTTACTATAAGAAATCTTATTTTATGAAAAGAATTGATCATAATCTAAGATTTTATAACATTCCCCATGCGGCCGAACAGGTTATTTACAGAGATTATGGCATGCCAAAGAAGTATGATATTCTTCTTGCTGGTGCTGTTTTCACCAAATCATTATTGGGAGATCATTATCCTTTGCGAATCCGGCTGGCTAGAGATATTCTTCCTAAGTTGTCTAAGAATTATAAATGTAATATACTAAAACATCCAGGCGGAAACTTGTACAATGCAGCTTCAGATCAGAATAGTTTCTTTTATGCACAGCAACTGAGTTCAGCTAAAATCTGTATTACATGTAGTGGACAACCTAGATCTAGATTCGGAAAATATATTGAAATTCCAATGTGTGGAACAGCACTCGCAGCAGACATGCCAGGAGAACAACAAGATCAATTTAAAGAGTTTATGATTGAGATCGATATATCTATGACAGACGAAGAGATAATTAATAAACTTTCTTATTATCTAGATAACGAAGAAGAACTAAATAAGATTACAAATAAAGGCATGGAATATGCCAAGAATCATACACAAGAGAAATATGCAGAAAGCTTTGTTAATATTGTAAAAGAGTTTTTAGAGGAGACCAAATGATTGTTATAAGTTCTACAGGAGGATCAGGATCTAGCTTCGTTGCAAATCAGTTTAAGAATTCACAATGGACGGTTTGTTTAAGACCGGACGGCGGAAAACAAAAAGCAACTCATACTCCATCTCAGATCTTTCATGAAAGAATGGATCACCTTATTGGAGGTAACACAATCTATGAGAAGTCGACTCAAAAAGATATGTTTGAAACAGCATATGCTGGCTTGAAAAAATTAGATCATTCTAAATTAATGCTTTTGTGTATGTCGTGGGGCGGCATGGGCTTCCTTAACGAGATAGAAGAAAAGACGATTTTCCTTATTAGAGATCCAGTATTTGCTTTTAACTCATATTCAGGCGGAGGCTGGCGTCTTGAGGGCGGACAACGAAGAATAAAATATGTTGGCGCAACTGGTCCAAATGATAAAAAATGGATTGATGCATGGATGGGAGATTTTTCACACTGGATTGATGGTGCGAAATATGCTTTAAAGGCACAAAAAGAAGGCAAAGGATATATTGTTAGATATCACAACTTTAGAGAGGATTGGGCTAAGATTCCGGACGTTCCGCCAATTCATTTAAACTTTAATTCTAAAGATGCTTTTGCAAAAATTCAAGATAAAGGTTATTTACAAATTGAAACCATTGCTTATATTAAGAGTAAAACAAAAGATGTGTGGGATGAAATTAAAGCACTCTAAGAGATCAACAACATGCCTAAAAAAATCAATTTTCCAATTCACAACGGACCAAAGAAAATCCGTGGCCGTATCAATAAGACTTTAGGCAATAATGAATTACGTGATTATCTGAGTTCGAAAAAAGAAACAGGAAAATCTCAATTTTCTGATACCATTCCACAATTTATTGATTATAAGAAGATCGATAATCCAAAAGTTCTCTTAATCGGTCCATGTATTACTATTCCAAAGTATATGCAAAAGAGATGTATTCCACCCCTCGGAATTAGCTATGTGGCGGCTTCTCTGGAAAAAGCAGGTATTGATGTGGATATACTCGATCTATGCGTTGAGGGGTGGTCTACGGAGCGATATAACGGCAATCTGGTTACATATGGCAAGCCTCCACAAGAAATTGTTGATCAATTAAAAGAAAAACAATATGATATTGTTGGATTGTCTGTCTTGTTTTCGACTGATTTGCCAAATTTATATGAAACAACACAAGTTGTTAAAGAAGCACTACCAGATTCTTTAGTTATAGTTGGAGGTTTACATCCAACCATTTATCCAAAAGAAATAGTAGATCTAGATCTTGAATATAATAAAGAGAAAACAGTCGATTTTATCATACGAGGCGAAGGCGAATTTAGATTTGTTGATATCATTAATAATCTAAAGGAAGGTAAACTTAATATAAACGCTGACGGTCTTGTTGGATTTGTAGAAGACAAATTATTTATCAATCCTCAAGTAGATAACATTGAAGACATCGATGAAATTCCATTTCCAGCATTTCATATGTTACCTATGGAAAAGTATTTTGAGATCAATATTCCTTTCTCACCAGTTCCACAAGGTGAAAGAGTCCTTCCAATGTTGACGACGAGAGGGTGTCCAGTCGGATGCTCTTTTTGTGCCAATACAAATACTTGGAAAAAACATAGAAAGCGATCAATTGAAAACATTATGGAAGAAGTTCGTCTTCTAAAAGAAAGATATAATATTGATGAATTGCAGTTTGCAGATGATAATTTGACTTATGATATGGTTTATGCTTCTGAAAAGTTCAAAGCTTTAAAAGAAGAAAATTTGCTTTGGTGCACGCCTAATGGTACAATGATTAATAAATTATCTGAGGATATTATCGAGCTAATGGCTGCATCTGGGATGTATCAAATTACATTGTCCCTAGATAGCGCCAACACTAGAACATTGAAAGAGCTACATCACAAACCAGTAAACTTAAACTCAATTCCAGGTCTGATTAAAAAATGCAGAGAGCTTGAAGTATTTACACACGGTACATTAGTTGTTGGTATGCCCTCGGAAACGTTAGAAGAAATATTAGACGGATTTGAATATATTAAGAACGAATTAAGCTTTACCAGTATATCTACATTTATTGCTGCAGCCATTCCAGGATCAGAATTGTATCATGATATGCTGGAACAAGGGAAAGTAACTAAAAAAGCAGCTAGAGAAATTGATACAACAAAGTCAAAAATCTTGCTATCTAATTTAAATCCAAAACAACTAGAAGCCGCAATAGAAAAATTTCAAACAGATTTTCTAAATATCGTTAAAAAAAGAGACCCGGAAGAGTATAATAGGAAATATAAAAAATTAATCAAATCTGGACGTTGGGATGAAAATCAGTGTGGCGGAAAACTAACTTAAGGAATAGAAATGACAAAAGACGAAGCAGAAAGATATAAAATTGGTAAGCTGCCAAGGCAAGAATGGGATCAAGTAATACACGAGTTTTGGGATAAAACTGGAATCGATGAAGATAATGCAACGGAAGCTTTATTTAAAGTTGATGATTGTTTGAAACAAAAAGGGTTAAAATATTGGCTGTGTTATGGAACTGCGCTGGGTTTCTACAGAGACGGAAACTTTATTCCTTGGGATGATGATATTGATATTCACACAGTTGCTAGTGATTATGAAGCTGTATTTGATGAAATAAAAAAGATCTTTATTGAGAATGGTTTTATCGTCCGTGCAGTAAAAAGAGATTATTCAAGCAAAATGTCGCTTTTCTATAAAAAAATTAAAATACAAATTCAAGGTATTTATGAAACAGACGAGGAGCCAGATATGATTCAAACAAAATTGTTTAAGTATCCAAAAAAGTTTTATTATGACAAGGCAGAAAAATACAATTATAAAGGAAGAGACTTTTTATTACCAGGACCTGCTAATGAATATTTAACATTCTGTTATGATGAAAGCTGGAATAAGCCGCAAAACTTGTCTGATTGGAGAGATTATATGAATATCGATCAAATAAAGGACGTTAACTGGAGAATTTCTCTTGTCAATCATAACGCTAATAAAAAGAATAAGTAAAAGGAAAAAGAAGAAATGACTAAATCTTACCAAAAAGAAGTAGACAGATTAGAGAAAAAATATGGTTTGAAGTTTGTAGCACCGACTGTAAACTTAATATCTTATCCTAAATCCGGAAGAACTTGGCTTAGGATGATGCTAGCTAAATTTATGACACTGGGATTTCCAGATGCAAATACAGAAGAAAATGAAATATTTCCAGCTTTACACGATGATTATAAAAGCTTCAAAAAAAGATACGGACAAGATTTTAAAGAATTAAGTGTTGTTTTTTTACACCGACACCCAGGAGATGTGGCCATATCTTATTTCTTAGAGAGAAGAACTAGCATCCGCTCCGGACCAGGTTATAATGGCACTATAAGTGATTATATTCGCTCTGAGGAACATGGAATAAAAAGCATTATTGAGTATAATAACAAGTGGATGGAAAAGGGAGGAAACTTTAATCAATTTGTGAGTATCCCTTATTACATGCTTCACAAGAATCCTATCATAAGCTTAGGCTTTATATCAAACATGCTTGGCATCAAGCCGTCGAGCGAAAAAATTATAGAGACGCTAAAAGAAGCTGTTGAATATTCTTCATATGATAATATGAAAAAGATAGAAGCTGGAGAAGGCGAGAATTTGCTTAAAAAATACAAAGGAAACTTCGGAGTCGGCACCGGTAGGGTCAACATGGGCAAATATAATAATTATGCCAACCTCTTAACAGAAGAAGATATAGAATATGTTAATTCTTGTACGGAAAAATATAGTGTAATAAAGTACAATTATGACGAGGAAAGTGAAGATAAATGATTTATAGAAAAGAAGTGGACGGCTTTAATTGGATCTTGAACGTTTCTGATGGAGGTATCGGCGCCACACTCTACAATGCCAAATCACCAGGTAAAGATTATAATTTTGCCAGAGAGTCTGTTTTTATGCAATTATTAGACACCACAATTAAAGAAGGCATGACCTGTATTGATTTGGGCGCTAACATAGGGTATGCAACGATGTTTATGCTAAGAAACGTTGGTGACTCCGGAACGGTTTATGCAATCGAGCCTGATCCTCACAATCTTCGAATGCTTAAAATTAATCTGGCCGAAAATGGTTATAATGTTAAGTGCGAGAAAACACAGTGTCTTATATCAGATAAGGACGGTAAGAACGAATTCTGGATTGCTCGACATCCAAATTTAAACAGTGTGAAGAAAACAAAACACAGTATCCGTCGTGAAATAATCGATTGCTTTACTTTAGAGACTTTCTGTTCCACAAGAAAATATCCTAATTTTATTAAGATGGATATTGAAGGGCATGAAGTAAATGTCTTTGAGGGTGCTTACAATTACTTTAAAGAAAACGATGGTGAGACACATATCTTATTAGAAGTTCATCCTCAATATTATGATGTGAACAACGACTTTGCCGCAATACTAGAAAAGTACTACGACATTGGATTTAAGATTAAATATCTTGTTTCCACACCAGTTCAATCGCCGGCACCGTTTATAAATCGAGGATATAAGCCTATTACAATGGGAACTCTTTCCGATTCTGGGAAGACTTTCAATGCCGTTCGAACTGATGGGTGGGTCCGCCAAATATATGAAAATGTTAAAAAGGAAGACGCTATTGAGTTAGCTTGCAAACTTCAGCCTCCTTTTTATAAAGTTCAAAGACCAGGCGCCAACTGGGAAACAAAAGGTGGAAAAGTTGTTCGAAGTATAATGGTTTCAAGGGAGAAACAATAAGATGATAAAAGTTAATTTATATTATGGAAATGATCATGTTGGAGAAGAGATGGACTTCGAATTTAAAGATGGTTCTGTTGCTATTGACTGTGGCGCCAACGTAGGTCAAGTAACACACTTTCTTTCAGAAGCAGGGTTTGAAAAAGTATACTCATTTGAACCAAATCTTCACGCATTTAATGTTTTACAAAAAAGGTTTGCAGGTAATTCCAAAGTTGAATGTCTGCCAAAAGCGGTCACGAACTCTTCAAAATCAGGACCAGGAAAATTATATTTTCACAAAAAAGCAAATCAAGATCAGGTAAAATATTCTACAGGAAGTTCGACTGCTTCTGACAAACACAATGTTGATGAAAATAATTTTATGGTTGTAGAGATGGTGGGTATTAGTGATTTTATTAAAAGTTTAGATAGACCAGTAGGAATGTTAAAAATTGATGTTGAAGGTACTGAAGCAGATATTTTAAATGATTTATTTGATTCTGGACTCATTAGTGAAATCGGTCAAATATTTGTTGAAACTCATGAAAGAAAAGTACCTTCATCACAAAACGATATGAAATTAATAAGAGAGAGAATAGAGAAAGAAGGAATTAAAAATATTCATCTAGAATGGGAATAAAATATGATCAGCACAAGAAAAAGAAATATAGCAAAAGCATCCAGTTGGAAAACTTTAGGATTCATCACTCTTTCAGTATTAACGTATTTGATAACTGGCTCTCTAAAACAAATGACATATATTGCAATACTATATCATCTTAGTATGTTGGTTGCTTATATCTTTCACGAGCGTCTTTGGGATAAGATAAGATGGGGAAAAACTAAAGGACTGGCCATTCAATTGACAGGTATGTCTGGAGCCGGAAAAAGCACTCTAACAAAGCTAGTATCTCAACGCCTGAAGAAAAGAGGGTTGTTGGTTGAACTAATTGACGGAGATGAATACAGAGCAAACTTATGCAATGATCTTGGCTTCTCAAAAGAAGACAGAAACACCAATATTCGTCGTTTGGGGTTCGTAAGCAAAGTATTGTCGAGAAATAATGTGATCACAATTATAGCTGCAATTAATCCTTATGAAGAAATTAGGAAAGAATTGATTGCAAAAGATAAGAATCTTAAGACAGTTTACATAAAATGCGATGTTGAACAATTAATCGAAAGAGATGTAAAGGGACTTTATAAGAAAGCTTTGCTTCCAGATGGACATCCAGATAAGGTTTATAACTTTACTGGTATATCAGATCCATTTGAAGAGCCTACAAATCCGGATTTAGTTATAAATACTGCTGAACAAACAGTAGAGAAATCTGTTAAAGTACTAGAACAATATATTTTAAGAGAGATTTCATGAAAGAAGTAGATAATCATTATAAAGCGGCCACATTGGCGATTGATTTTGACGGTGTGGTACACAAATATTCCAAAGGATTTCAAGGCTTACAGGACGCCTACGACGTTCCAAACGAAGGTACAAGGGAAGCCTTGGAAGAGCTTATAAAACGCGGTTTTAGGCTTATTATTGTGTCTTCTAGACCTGTTCCTGTCATTAATGAGTGGTTAAAAAAGTATGATATGGCTAAATATTTCGAAGAAGTGACGAATATTAAACGTCCAGCTAGCTTTTATATCGATGATCACGCTCTATATTTTAATAAAAATCTTGAAAATCCTTGGCAAAAGGTCTTAGATGTGGTAAAAACGCCAAAGAAAAAGGAAGAAAAGAATGGCTAGATGCTTAGTAACCGGCCATAAGGGCTATATTGGCGCCCATTTGGTGAAAAAATTAGAAGAATTAGGACACGAAGTTTTAGGTATCGACCTTCAAGGTGAAAATGGTAAGGATATCAACAGCTTACAAGGTTTAATAGAAGATGAAACCGGCAAATTTCACCCTCATTATTGGAATTTTAAGCCAGAATATGTATTTCATATGGCATGTTTTCCAAGAGTTGCGTACAGTGTTGAAAATCCAGTATTAACAATGAAGAACAACGTTATGGTTGGTGCACATGTACTTAATTTTGCCAGAAAAGTTGGTGCTAAAAGAGTTATTTATTCTAGTTCATCATCAATCTCTGGTAATGGACGAGGACCGGAAAGTCCTTATGCTCTTCAAAAGATGGTTACAGAGCTAGAATGTAAGCTATACAATCAATTGTATGGGCTTGATACTGTTTCACTAAGATATTTTAACGTATACTCAGAAGATCAAGAAACTAACGGCTCGTATGGCACAGCAATTGCCAATTGGATGCAAGCCATACGAGATAATACAGTGCCTTATATTACAGGAGATGGTGAGCAAAGAAGAGATATGGTTCACGTAGATGATGTGGTGTCTGCAAATATTTTTGCAATGAATTTTGATAGTTATAATTTCTGTGGAGAGATTTACGATATCGGCACCGGTCAAAATATTTCTTTGAATGAAATTAAAAATATTGTTAATAAACACCACCCAAAAATTACATTTGATTATGTTGAGCCAAGACCTGGAGACGTTGCTAGAACAAAGGCAGGCATTCGCAAACTAAAAAACATTGGTTGGTCTGCAGCCATATCTATTAAAGATGGTATTGATAGTTGTTTTAAGGAGCTAAAGAATGAATTATCCTAGCTATGGCACAGATAATATAGGAATAATTGGCCAAGGATTTGTTGGCACCGCTCTACGCGAGGGTCTCAAAAATACATTTACTGTTGAAACATATGATAGATTTGTAAAAGAAAAATCAACTTGTGACTCATTAGAAGAGTTATGTGATAGAACTTTTATCTTATTTCTGTGCCTTCCAACTCCTATGAAAAAAGATGGCTCATGCGATCTGTCAATACTGGAAGGGGTAGTTGATCAAGTAAACTCGATCTCAACAGGAGATCATATTGTTGTCGTCAAATCTACAGTTCCACCAGGAACAACTAAGAATTTCAATGACAAATACGAAAACGTAAAAGTTGTGTTCTCACCAGAATTTCTAACAGAGGTAAACAGTATTGATGATTTTAAGAATCAAACTAGAATTATTGTAGGCGGACCTCGCCCCGCCTCTACGATTGTTAAGAACATGTTTAGAATCGCATTTCCAAAAATACCTATTATTAAAACTGGATCAAACACTGCTGAAATGGTTAAGTATTTTACGAATTGCGTCTTGGCAACAAAGGTTAGCTTTGCGAATGAAATGAAACAAATTTGTGACAAAGCAGATATTGATTACGATAAAGTTGTTGAGTATGCTCTTTATGATGAGAGAGTTGGAAGAACCCACCTTTCATCGCCGGGGCCTGATGGGCGTTTAGGTTTCGGCGGCTCATGCTTTCCGAAAGATATTAACGCACTGATCCATTTTGCTAATGAAGCAGGTATAGCACCACTAGTATTAGATGCCGTGTGGAAGAAGAATTTAGAAGTCCGACCAGAAAAAGATTGGGAAAATCTTAAAGGTCGAGCTGTAAGTGAATAAAAGGAGAATATAATGACTATAACAAATTTTCAAGAAATGAAATTATCCAATCATGCTGTTGGCACCTTGATGATGTGTCTGCAAAAATGTTTATTGGAACAAAGCGATATCACCAATATTTTAGGTGATTTAATATTCCTAGAAAAAGATGGTGAGCTTGTTTGCAAAAATCCGCCGCTAGTAAAATTTGAGCAAAATGCAGTCGAAGATGACTACGACGATAACGAGTTTTAAAATATGCCTCGTTACACCTATGAATGCGAGACATGCAAAGAAGTATTTGATTTAGTTCATTCAATGAGTCACAAGCCCGAACAGCGCGATGAATGCAAAGATGAATGTGAGTTAAATAAAGTGCCGGCCAAGTTAACAATTTTAAATTCTAAGTCTGACGAAGCCGGCAATAAAGTTGGAACTGTTGTTAAAGACTCGATTGAAGAGTTTCGACAGGACTTAAAGAAAGAAAAGAAGCGCTTAAAGAGCGCAATGTATAAGGAAAATGATTAGATATTTATTAATAGCATCAGCACTTTTTAATTGTGTATTGATAATGACACTTACCGGTATAATACCATTTTTATTATTTCTATCGGCGTGTCTTAATATCGTGTTCATATGGTATATTAAAACTTTATTGGACCAAATGAATGACATCAATGATGATATCGAAGAAATGTTTAGTACATTCGATGACTTTACGAAGCACGTAGAAAGGGTCTACCAATTAGAATTATTCTATGGCGATGACACACTGGAATCTGTAATCAATCACTCTAGAGACGTTTTAGACGAGATAAACGAGTATAGACAGAAATTTTATTTAGATGGCGAAATTGTAGATCCAGATTTGTTAGAAGACAATAAGGAAGAAGATTTTGACACAGAAGAGAAAGAGGAAGAGCAATAGGTATTTTACTCAAGAGCATGAAGATGCGATTGTAAATTACGCTCTAACTGATGATTTAAAAATAAGAACTGAATTATACGGAAGATGGATCGGACCTGCGTTTGACCAAATGGTTGATAAAATTGTATACACTTATAAGTTTACAAACTTGCCTAACATTGAATCGCTCAAAGACGAGTGTAAAGTTTGGCTAACAACGATATTGGATAAATTTGAACCAGCGAAAGGATCAAAAGCGTTCTCATATTTCAGTGTGATCACCAAGAATTGGTTTATTCACAAGGTTAAGAAAAATACAAAAATGCTTCAACGAGAGGTACAATATGATATCTTGCCTGTTGATGTAGAAAAAAAATATATGGTAACTTACAATCCATATGAAAAAGATCGTGAAGAATTTGAATTTTGGTTTTTATTAAACAAAGAAATCGATAAGTGGGAAAATCTCAAACTAAAAGAGAAAGAACAAAAAGTTTTAAATGCAATTAGGATATTGATGGAAAGTGTTGACGAAATAGAAATTTTTAATAAAAAAGCTATTTACCTATACATGAGAGAAATTACCGGTCTCAACACAAAGCAGATCGTTAATAATCTAAATAAAATAAGGTCTAAGTATAAACAATTTAAGAAAGATTGGGAAAATGGAAAAATCTAAAAAAGAAAAAGTCGACGTTAATAACTGCATACAGGATGCAATTGAGAATATCAATAATGATAGAGCAATTGCCATGACTCTTTTGCAAGACTTAATGCAATATTTAAGAGGTCAAGAAGAAAGGCATCAAACTGTCGGCCACGTAGCTGCAAAATATTTAGAGACACTACAGCGCTCAAATGAGCAATTAGTTAAAATTTCCTCCTTAGTACACAAAAAAACGAGTGATAATTTTAAATTAACCGGTGGCGACAAAGATGAGATATATTCTTTAATAAGTCAACAAGAGGAGTAATTATGTCATCAAATGATGAGATGAGATCGAAGTTTGCCGCCCTTGTTAGAACACCAGGATCAAACGTTCATCCAAGTGACCACAACAATTTGCCACCGGCAGACTATGGAGCCGCCAGTGATTTGTTTAAACGCGCAGAACAAACAGCTCATATATTACGCGAGCCTTCACATTTACATTCTGGAAAGAAAGAATATTCTGCCTATGTATCGCGTGTCATAACAAACAAGTCAAAGTCACAAGACAACTATGTTCCTGGTTCAAATAATGCTGAAAAAGCACAAGAAGGTGATATATTTAATGTTGGTACGGAAATGCCAAATTATCATATTTCTGTTTTTATACCAGATATACATTCCTCATTATATGGATATAACTTACCAGCAGGACAGTTCCTTCCTGACCTTTATGAAGATGCATTAGTTATTTGTATCCCAGAAAGCAAAGAAGTAACAAAGACTTATGGAATTCCAAATGTCGGAGATGAGATAATAATATACTATGATCCGCTAGAAGAAAACTCCTTAGCTTTATATAGAAGGAAGAAAGCAGCAGGCATTGATCTTAGACCAGCACTTGATAAGAATAAGGGAAACGCGACTCCAATATCTCGCACCAACATGAGAAACGCAAAATCATTCACATCTTTAACTGTTGTTGAGGGATATGCATATCCAGAATCAGAAGATGATATGATTGTTGGGCTAACAAAATTTGTTAAAAAATCGCCATCGTCATGGCTAAAAACATGCGCACAAAATAATAATTGGGCTGCTTATCTTGTGAGTGAAACGCCTCACTCTCCAGAACAAAAATCGACGATCGTTGAAGCAGGTGAAATTAAAGTAAAACAAATGTTTGAGCCTCGTATATTCAATAATTCAAAAGCTAAAGAAGCAAACGCATCTGCAGATAATAAGTTGTTCGGTATTGTATTAAACGATGGTGCACCAAATTTAAAATTAATGTGGAAAGAATTTGAAAAGCAAGGATGTTCTACTCATTATGGTATCGATCATTATGGTCGTGTACATGAATTTATTGATCCTAATATGACTGCTTATCATGCAACAGCTCCTTCATGTCCAGGAAATAATCTTTTAACAATAGGGATTAGTACATGTCAATTTGGATTTAAATATGAGCACGCTTTCAATAATAACGACATCAGTAAAAGACTCAAAGCGCCATTTTTGAACCTGCTTAGAGGTAAAAATCTATTTGTTGGAAATCCGGATTATGTTGGTTTACCTAATAATATAATGGCAAGATCATCGGTAGGGCTTTCTAACGATACATATTTATTAAGCAGTAAAGAAGGTATGGAAAGTTGTTGGATGTTGACAAGGTGTTTATCAGATAAGTTTAGTATTCCACTCGACGCCCCGGCCATTGTAAAATATATGAGAGCAAATTCTAGCTTGCCTCAGTTTAAAGAAACATCTCGTACTCCTTATGTATACAATTTCAATGATTTATCAACAAGCATAAAGGGCAATATATTGTGCGGTTACGACGGTTTAATACAATACCCTGGCATTAGGTCTCGTTCGTGGATAACTGCCGGCAGATCGCACGGAGCGGCAGCTACAGAGTATTATATGTATTGTAGGATGCTTAACTTTACTCCGGATGATGCATATTACGCGACTCTAGGTACTTTGGTTCTTCCTGGTACAACACCTAATTCAAAAATACGCGCTTCTGCTTTTATTGATGTGGGAAGCTATTTAAACAAATTTGGTTCTTTGTTTGCAACTAAATCATATGTACCGAATCCATTGGAGGCTAGAGATTTGCTTATTGGTGCCGGCAAAAAAGTTTTTAATGTGGCAGATGCTTTTAGAAGACAGCTTCTATTAGAAAACATACAAGAAGAAGAGTCGGGAGGTCCTGAAGGATCTATTGGCATTAACTTTGCTGCTACGGCTGGATACCAAATAGAAGACGCATGGAAACAATTTTTGAATGAAAAAGAAGACTATTTAAATACCAATCTTACAATAGAACATGGTTTACTTATTGTAGAGTCCGCTCGAAAAAAAGTCTTCGAAGAAATTCGACAAATTAATACGTCGATGTCAGAAGAAAAATATTCAGAATATTCTACTCCTTTTGGAAAATATTTAACAAGGACAGCTGTCAATATGTTTCATGTTTCAGCTGTTGAATTAGCAGCGTTCGGAACTCCCGATACAATAACGTTGGCGAACAAACAAGAATTTAATAATAAATTTTTTGAAAAATATAAAATTTCATTTAAAGAAATACTAGATTTATAGAATAATTACAAAGTTATAGAGAAAGAATATGCCGGTCGGTCAAAAAAAGAAAGACGTAAATTTTAATTTCTGTGAAACAGACAAGAAAGTTGTAGAGAAATTCTCTACTTCTGATATGGCGAAATATCGCGGATTTAAAAATGAACAATGTTATGAAGGATACTGTGATTATCTTCGTGCACCAAGTGAACATGTCATTAGTCATGATAATAATCAATTTATTGTCCTCGGCCGGGACCGCGTTGGACCTAGAGATACTGGTTATGGAGGAAAAGGACACACGCAATCTGGCAAGATCGATATTGTTGTAGGATTACTTGGACCTTATGCTGAAGATTTTCATTGTGATAAAGCTGGAAATCGATTGGAGGTAGATCCTAACTTTGTGGATTCACCAATAAAGAACGAAGCAACAAAGATGTTCCCCGTTGCAGATTCAGCGAGGATTTATTTAAGCCAAAAAACAAACATTGATGAAGCTTTTGGTTTGAAGAAAACTGGATTAGAGTCTGGCGCCCCCAGTCTTGATCCTAGATCCGGAATTGGTATTAAAGCAGACACGATTAGAGTTATAGGAAAAGAAGGTGTTAGTATCCGCACTTCTCCTATGGGAGTATATAATTCTCTAGGAGGATTAATAGAGTCAGTAAAAGGTATCGACTTAATTGCCGGCGATATAACTAAAGAATTGGAACCAATGGTTAAGGGACACAAGCTTATTGAAGCTTTTGAAAAACTGACAGACAATCTAGATAAGTTATCTGGAGTTGTAGCTGGAATGGCTCAAGACCAAATGAAGCTTAATTATAAACTTATGAACCATACTCACAAAGTTCCAATTGGTTCTGGATTTTTAATAGCCATACCATCTATACCTCTCTCGTCCGGATGTGCCCAAGCACAAAAAGATTTAATCAACACTATCGAAAAAATAACAAAGTGGAAAATGAATATTAACGTGTGGTTGAAGAACTATACGAGCCGGGATAAACCAGGCTACATTAACAGTAAATTTAACAACGTAAACTAATTAAAGTTATCTAAAATGGCAAACCAAAAAAAATATGAAGTTAGTACCTTATTTAGGGTAACAGAAAGTTCGGCTAAACTAGCGCAAGACGATGACGTCAACTGGACAGGCGTTCCATTCCGTGCTTTCCAGTTGGCTGTCGAAGTAAATAATCCAGTTTATGATCCGGGAACTTACGCGGTTTTAACAAACTTAGACGGAGCCATCAGAGATTATCTCCTCCCCGGTGCCGTCGTAAAATTTATATCAAATATAGCAACAGTAGATCTGGCTGGAAATCTAAGAATTGATGAAGAATATGTTCTTGTTAGATTAATTTATGCACGATCAGCAGAAGAGCATATTGTTGCTGATACAGGAGAGGTTGTATATCCTGAAATACAAACTGGAAAACAAGGGTTTGACGAAATCGCATTCGTAAACGATTATGTTGGGTTAATAAAAAGAAAATATTTAGAAAGCTTTATTATGGATCCATCTTCAATCTATAACGAACTACTAAAGGCTGTTCAAAAAGAAGAGACAGCTAAAGAGATATCTAAGGTTTTGCTTGAAAAGCCGACCTATACACTAAAAAATCTTAAAGGATTTTGGTGGCTTCCAATTACAAAAGAACAAAAGTATAGAAACAAAGACACTTTTAATAGAAACAAGTTAGTGAGCGAGTTTCCAGATCAAGGAATTGTTTGGGATTCGACTAAGACGTACAAAGTAAAAATAATGGAGTACGCAACTTATAATGATGACACAGCTGCTTGTGGCGACAGTCCTTCCTCTAGATGTCCTTTAGCACTTGTCGCTGTTATTGATGCTGACAATCCACACAATTTTGCACATAACTGGGCTAACATTGATGATCAATCAACTCACTTACCGCAAGAAGGAAATGCTGGAGAGAAAGTTACTCCATATGCCAAGTGGGGTTATGTACATTACTCATTTTTAAAAGCGGCCGTCGAGGCAACAGGAGATTTAGATATCCCCAATGATCCTCCTGCCTCATCACCAACAACTCCTTCTTCCGATCCAAACTCGCCTCCAGACGTTGGCACCGTAGAATCAGCTAGTGATTTTATAAGAGATGAAAAAAAATGTAAATATTTTGTAAACATAAGAGCAAGATATAAAGGAACTATTGAGCAGTTAAAAAACGATAATCAATTTAACGTAGCTGTAAAAATGGAAGCTTTTTCTAAGTTGTTACAAAATTACAGCAAAATTGCAGCTTTCGATAGATTTGTTTGGATGAATAAAGGCTCAGGAAGTACTTTATATGGTGAAAAAGAAAAGAAAATTTTAAATCAGACTTATTCTAAAATTCAAATCGTCGATACAAAGAAAGTTGGATCTAATGGAGAATATATTATATCCATTTCTGTCCCTGCAGCTTTGTTTGATCAAATTCCTGATGGGCCATCTTTAAAACCTTATGTCTCACAAAGCGCTTCTGACAAAAGATGCACATTGTTTATTAAGAAAGAGGGCGCCTCGTTTGAAGATATTATCACTAGTGGTAAAAATCCCGGAAATTATATTACTTTAAGATTTTCTTTAAGTGATGTTGAAGAGTTGGGAGATACATTTGTCAATGTTTTCCATAGAAGATATGTTTCAGAATATAAAAAATACGTTGACCTCCTCTATGTTGATTTTCAAATGGAATCAGATTATTTACTGAGATTCGTGAGCGGACTTAGAAAACTAGCCAAAGATAATAATTTAGATATTATTTCTTCGCCTACAAAACACGCTCATTTCGAAGTTATATTTGATCAAAACTTTCTTATTAAAGATGTAATCTATAATAAGAGCACTCCATTTGAAGGTGAATATTATCAATTTAAAGTTGGTGCTGAAGAATTTAAATCCAAAAACAATAATAAGTCAACAAATAAATTGATTCATGACTTGTGCAGTTCATCAGCCCTTAACGATACGTCGCGACCAAAGCCAGAAGGCTCAGATGCAGAAAGGGCACTAGCAGCAGCAGACACAAGAACACGCTTTCTTAATCATATGCAAATTTTGCACCGAACCTGGTCGCGACCGCCTTCTAGTGAGTGCTTAGCAAGGTATTCAGGCAAAGACACATTCGACGCCGTTCCTATTGTATTCAACAATAATGATTTCTTTAATCAATTTTACAACAATCCAAAACCTAAAATAAAGATGAAGACAAAACCTTCTACCCCAAGAAGCAATGAAAACTTTACAGAGATCGCAACTTTCCGTGTTGGTCCAAAATCTCCTGCTGATCGAGCAAAAGAAGATCGATCTATTAATGCGATGGTGCAGAGAGAAGGAAAAGAATTAAAGAAGACTAGTGGTTCAATATTCTCTGAAGAAACTAACAAATATGTTGGAGACCTTGTTAAATCAAAAAGTGTCTTTACAATGATCTTGAGGTCGGAAACATTTTTTGGACCAAAAGGATTATATCAGCAACTCTTGAACAAAACAAATTTAAATGTTTGGCTTAAAAGTGTTTTAGAGTGTGCTGGATATGATTTGAAAGGCGATGACATGTTTGAGGTCTTGTGTAATATTGTTCTTAAAAATCTTCCGTGGGATAAAATCAGAGATGAAGTATTGATGAATCTTAACGAAGCAACCGGTGAAGTGACCGACTGGACAACAAAAGCGCTTGAAGATATCTATGCAGAAATGTCGACTGAAGACTTTGATTTAAATAAGGCTACAGCCGGCTTAGGCGACGTTCTTCGCTTTGCAGATCCAAAATGGTACCCCGGGTTCGATCAGACAACAAAACTCTATAATTCACTGAATATGGGCAATACACCTGTTTCAACTCCCGAATCAGGACAAACACTTGGCGGCTCGGCTCCACCACTTAAATGCGATGATTTAGATGATGATTTAGTTTTATCTATGATGCCAGGCGCCGAATTGGATTCAAATACAACAGAAGACAACGTACCATATTTAGCCACGCCGAATGACGCCATGGCAAATTCAAAAGTATATTCTTCAGGCGATGCTGTCTATAAATGGAAAGTGTTTCTAAATTATAAACTTAGTACGGCGCCCTCTTATGCTGTAACAGAAACAATAAAATATGCTTTTACAGAAGAAGAATTTGTTAAAAATGGCTCTTCTTTCAATGAGAAGACAAAATTAGCTACACAAGAATATACTCGACAATATCGGTGGTCTGTTTTCGAATCCGGAACAGAAGATTCGCTAGGTATACAAGGAATTGTTTCACTAGAAGCATATCGAGAAGCCGCAAAATGGTGGGCACTAACACCAAGAGCAGAGCGTGACAAATATATTTCAAATATCGTTCCTGGCACGATTGAATCAACTAGCAGGATAACAGTTGATAACTTAGAAAAATTGTTAGGAGAGATGCCGATTAAGTTTGCTGTATCTCCAGCAACAGTGACACAGCTTTTCAACAATCACTATCTTGTTATCAAGAGAATTATTTCACAGCGAGAAATATCTGGCACACCAACAATCACTGGAATGGTCACTCTATCCTTAGCTTCTAAATCTAGTATGGTACCAGCAGTCAATTCATCAAATATTATCATGGCCGAGTTGATGATGGCACCGGTCGCCAATGCACAAGAAGCAATATATTCAAAAATAAATGATTTCGTTGGAGTTCTTAAACCAAATTTAGAAGACGCCTTAAACCGATTCGGCATTGTTGATTATTCTATTGAAGAACTTACAGAAAGCGAATCGATGAATCCAACAGATTTTGATCAAATGGTAGAGGACACCAATCAAGAAACTGGAGAAATAGTACAATATCAGTCGTTTTTATCACAACCTCAAGTGCCAACCGACTTTCAAAGTTTTAAAACTCAATTAGATGGATATATTTCTGCTGGAGCTTTCTCTAAAGAAGGTCAAATTAGACTTGTTAATAATTTAGTAAACAATTATAACTTAGAAATATCAGCTTTAGTAACTGCGCATTGTAATCCTGAATTTCTGTGTAAGCACTTAGAAAAATATATATTAGATTTGATGGCGTTTTTTGATACTGGTGATTTATCAAAAATTGGATTGGGTAAAGTATCTGACTTCTTTAAGAACTTCAATATTGAAGATTTCTTGGGCAACATAGGAAAATTGTGGGTTGCTGCTATTTTAAAACAAATAGATCAATCTCTTTTGATGTCGTTTAAATGGTTAGCTAGATATATTCAATTAAATTGTGAGCTTATGATGTCTGAGGCTGGTAAAGCTATCATGGAAGAGGTAAACAAATTAGATGATGGATTCGCTAAAGATGCATCAAAATTTGGTCTGGGTCTCTTTAATTTAGATACGGAACCAGATCCTGAAGAGGCGGAAAATATAATACAGATTGTATTCCCGGCCCAAGCGATCGGGGATCCCTCTGTTGACGAAAATGATTATGAGTTTCAAGGAGTTGACAAATTTAGAGTTGATGACGACAAGTACGATAAAATTGATGTTAATAAAACAAAAATGTTGAGAGAAGCAAGAAAGTTTATTGAAATCATTACGCCAAAAGATAAACAAGTTATTGAACAGGCACTTCAAGAAATTCAATCCTTCTTATATAGAATACTTTTAAGTCATAGTTCTAAAAAACTAGTTGCTCTCTTTTCTGGTAATGCAAATTCTGCATTGCTTGAAGAAATGTTACTTCTCATACAAAATAAATACCCCTCTTTAAACAAAGTTTTAGATTCAGTTTCGGCAATTAATTCTTTCTTTAACTTTGTTGGAGCGTCTGTTGATTTAGAATTATTTATAAACTCGGTTGTATCTAGAAAAATTATAGAAGATTCTTGTGAAATCAAAGAACTATCTGAAGACTTGCAAGTTTTATCTTCAAAAGCAATTCTAGCTTTAGAGGAACAAAATAGAATTAGAAATCAATACATATCTAAAATAGCTGATATGGCTATTGATAATGGCGCCCTGTCTGGAGTGCCAAATACTCTTAGCGTTGATCACGATCTTGTCGCATATCCGGATAGTATTCCATTTTTAGATAATGCTATGGCCACTGCAAGAGATACTATTATGGATTCTATAGAAGAATCATACCGCTCCGACATCCGAAATATCAGATCAATATTTATGAAATTTGATATTTCTTTGAAAAATGAAGAAACTGGAGATGTCTTTGATGGATTTAGTGAACTAGCTGGTAGTCTTGCTGCAAATGGAGACTCTGCCGCCGATGTGTTCGATTCTTATTTGAATGCTTTGGCTGATTATACAAAAGGTGATAGTGAAATCGTTCAGTTTGGGAACGATAACTATAAAATAGAGATGGGATTTGAAGAAGAACTTTATCCAGAATTACAAGATTCTCTTCGTGGTAAGAAAGAATTCTTCATAGATAGAGTATATAAAATCGCAGCAGTCAATGGACCTAATTCACCAAATGAACAGAGATTAGACATATTTCCGTTTTTAGATTATCTTCCAGAAGAATTTGAAAAATTCTATAATTCTTTCATTGAGCCAAAAGAAAACAATGCAGGAATTGCTGTAAAACCAAATGCTAATTTTGCATTTGTTATGGGAATCAACACTCAAAACACATTACAGATGAATGAGTATGAATCCGGCTTGGCGACAATAAATTATGATACTTATGTTGTTTTGGATCCATTTAAAAATCATGCGACAATGACGTCTGTTGTAGCCAATACTGCCGATGGAAAATACACCACTGCAGTTATTAATAACGAAAATGTTATGTTTTCGTGGCAATCCGGAATGTATACTAATCCTGCAGAACTGTTTGGAACAGCAAAGGTAAAAACGTTTACATACGGTGATCCTTGTTCACTAGATGATCTTACAATACCATATGAAGTATTTGAAGAGATTAATTTTAAAAACCAATCAGATGATGCATTTCCAGAAATTAAAGATCCGCTACTTGGTAATATAGCAGAAAATCTTCCTTTAGATTTGAAAGATTTTGATTCATTTACAAATACGCTTCCGCAAGCAAGAATGTTTTCGAAATATGTAATGAACATATTTTACAAGAATATTTTTGAACAAAAAAGAGGCGTGTACGCTTCAATGCCGGATAACCTAGCGGAGAAAGCAGAAAAGGTCAGATCAATTTTAGAAACTTATGTGTTCCCAAGAGTGACTAATAATATAATTCGTTCATTTGGAGAATACACTTCAAACTCTAGATATTTTAATACAAAAGAAGTCTATAAATTAACAGAAACTTTGTGCGACCCATCGAAAATACCTTTTGATTTAATTGATTTAGGTAAGATCAAAGATGATCTTCTCAAAAGATATACTCAACATCGCAAGAAGCTTTTAATAGACGAACAAACAACAGAAAATTATGACGCACCCTCAAACGGCGCATTTGAATTGGCTATGATGGAGGGGGCCGTAAGGTTAATTATTAGAACATACTTGGCTGAACTTCTTCTTAGGGCCGTCTTTCTATTCGATAGATATATATTCGCAGAAATTATGGACAATGAAATGTTCAAAGAGTTGTTTGCAAAACAGTTCTTAGCTGGACTACAAACGTATATTGGAAATCAAGATCCTGAAATCTTTAGAGCTATGTTTTTGACTGAGTGTCGCTACATTGTTAAGACAACTTGGGATTCCACACCTTCAAACTTAAAAAAATATACAAAAAAACAAGTTTTGAATGATGAGACAACGATGATTAAGCATCTTGTTACGTTGGAAATAAATGACATCGGCGCCAAAATAAATTCCTTGTTTAGTTTGGATAATGAAAAAATTAAACCTCTTAAGGAAATCTTCTTTGATGATCTAAAATTTGGATTCTTAAGAAACTCTGGTATTAGTTACGGCACAGATACAACACCAACAAGCTACTTTATGTTTGATTACTCAAATATATACAATGCAAAGGTTCCCGATCCAATTGCTAAGATGTCCAAAAAAGATCAAATGACAATTGACCAAGCATCAAAACAAGGATTTGCTGAGCTACAAGAAGATTCAATATACTTTGATGTCAACGGTAATGAAATTAGCTATGAGGGACTGCCAGACGGAATATTCCCAGAAGGAATCAGTACAGAGTTTAAACTTGGATTTGGCGATTTTGTTATCGAGCCATATGTCAGATTGGTCGATTGGGAAGTTGGCGAGAAAGAAAATATTGATGCTGAGTCTCCAAATATGAGTTTTCCCTTAACAATGTTTGATGAATCTTTTGGCGAAGGCGGACAGATAGAAAAAGATTTTGGAATTACCGGATACGTAAGAGAAGATAAATATAGGGGAATATTAGCCCTCAGAGATTTACAAGATTTTGCAATTGATTTAATGGATCATTTAGTTGTACACGATCAAATAAATCAAGAAGAGAATCCCAATCAAGCGGGAAGTTCTTTACAAAATTTTGGAAAACACGAGTTGCCTTTATCTACCTTCTATAAAGAATTAAAGTGGGGGATTAGGCTCAATCTAATAATACCTGCAGATCCTTACTCTGGAGAAGACAAGCCTTTTGCTAAATTAGAAGAAGTGTTTAATTCGTTTTTTAGCTCCTCGCCTTTTGAAAATCGTTGGGTACCGGGAATCCATAAATCATATCGTATTTGGCGCCAACCCAAAGATGTAAAAGGAAAGCCAAGTGGTAAAAAAGTGCCATATTTCGTTATACCTCTAACATACGAAGAGGTTGAGGCCAATCAAGCCGGCGAAGGAAACGGATTAATAGGCTTTGCAACAAATTTATATAATCAGAGTTTCAAAAAATTAGCAGCTATTAAGCCAAAAGATTACGACTTACAGTTAGCAAGATACATTAAATATCCATCTGACGAAGACGTCTATAAAATTAAATTTAATATGGGGTACCGCGATGAAGCTTACGAATCATTTGAGGAGGGTACGACTCCTGGTGAGATTTTACCGATATTAATTCACAGTAAAGTCGGTACCTCTCCATTACAACAGAACTTCTATCAAGGCATATCTTCAGTAGAAAATGAATTATCAAAATATTATTGTGGCTACGGATTAGAAGAGGACGACGACGTTGGCATAGGGCAACAATATTTAAATTTTACCGCCGCGATCTCTCATCAACAAGCAATGTACGACCAGCTTGGTGGTGATCAATTCAAAGTATATATAAAAAACCAAAAAGCGCTCCGGGAAAAGATTGCGACCGCCTTCGAAGCATTACTTACAACAAAATACGCCAGAAACCAGTTCGCTCAATGGATGGGGATTGGTGTAGAACTAGATGAAGAACCTTACACTAGAACGCAAACAAAAATTAATAAAATTGAAAGAGACACCACAAGACCGGACTATCACCCTTTAAAAACACCAGAATTAGTTGGTCGTCCAGATTTTAATGCAAAGTTTATAATTGACTATGCCTCAAATGATGATCTTTATCCCCATGGCGCTATTAATGATATTGGTTGTAAGAAAACTGGCTATAATATGTATCAAAAAATATTTGCTGGCAATGGCACTGGGTATCTTTCATATATAGACAACCTTGAGACTATGTATCAGGCACCGGCCGATGATGGAATTGGCGGAGGCTACGGCAGTATAGAATATGAAGATAATGGAAAATATGATTCTCCACCTCTTTATGATACAAATTTTAGAAATATGTCAATATACAAAATGACACGTTGCCAAAAGTCGCCTTCTTGGAAGCAAGTCGGCGCCGTGTATCCAAATGGAGAACAGATTAAAACAATATCTGAACCAAAAACGCTTAATACTACACAAACTCTCTCTCCTCTTAAAATATCAATCAATGACATCTTTCCAGCAGAAAAATATCACTGGAGTCAAGTGGTCACAGATAATCAAGAAACTTTTGTAAACTACGTCTTGAAGGCTCTCGGCAGTTTTAATTATAGCTCTGTTGCAATAGATGAGTGTATAGATTTGCATCTACCTGGTTTTGATCCAGATAAACCGTTTGATTCAAAGCAAGAATATGAATCATGGAAGCAAAATAATGAACAAAATATTACAAACTTTTTTGAATGTGTCAATAATAAATTACAAGACAAAAATTTAAGTTTTGAAAATATTTATAAAGCGATCGAATATAAGCACCCAGGAGGCATGCCCCTCCCAATAAGTGTTAGACCCTATAATCAATTAGCTACAGCCACCCATGATTTTAAGAGCACACCAGATATGGGAAATGCAAGTGGGGACACTGTTTATAAAATGTGTGCATACTCTGGAATATTTGCAAATAATATGTTCAAAGATTGTAAAAGCACTCAGCTATATGAAGGCGCCGGCTCCTCATTTAAAAAAATAATTGACGCCACTTATGATTTTAAAGACGACTTTACAGATATTAAAATTGTTGCCGACGAAGAAGACAAAAATGTTACAACCGTTGGGGATTATTTCAATAAATCTACTGTGTCCTCGGCCCATGATGTACATCCCGATAATATAAACTTTCTTGACGGACAATCGTCATTAGATAAATACTACGATGGACCGTGGCCGATGGATAGCGAAATCATGGAAGAAACTTACAAAATGAATTTTTGGGGACATTATCTTGGTTGGTCTCCTGGTGTAAATGTTTTTAGTGGAGCAACTAATAAAACCATTCCGGGATTTGGCCCAGCTGGAAGTCTAGAGCCTTCTCAAATATGGGTTAAAAATGCTGACAGTATCGATTTTAGAGAGTTGGCGAACAAGAAAACTGATTATCTTCTAGAGAGAGCCGGCTTTGTACCCTCTTATTATGCAGGTTATAAGCAGAAAATATCTTTAAATGACTTTGTACAAAAGGAATTCCCAGTTTTCGATGCTGTTAGTCACACATATATAGACGAAGATGAAGATAACTTTGGAGTACAATCAAAGTCTTCAATGGTTTCAGTCTTACGTTCTGATGCTGACGTATATATTGATGATCTATCAGGAAATTGGCACGATAATGATAATATTAAAGAGCTTCCTAAGACACCATCAGATCGCCTTAAATATCCCCGCTCTAAATTAGATGTGTGGAGAGTCAAAATAAAAAGAAATGATGGTTTAAGTATTTATCATCCGGATTATTCGATAACCGAGCAAGACATATATGACGGAAAAGTTGATGTTATTTATGATAAATATTTAAAAGGTCCAAGTGGCGAAGTAACAAAAGAAACAAAAAAAGAATTACTAAACATTAATCAAGATATGCTTATGTCATATGAAAATAGTATGTTTCGCAAATCAACTGACCCTAATGAGCAAGGAAAGCTAGAAGAACAGCCACCTCTATTTTTGGAAGACGACAGCACTTGGGGTGGAGATCAATATATTGGGTTGTTTCCGGCCGCAGAAGATTTAGATAATCTAAGAGCTTTAATACAAGCAATTCATATTGGCAAAAATGATAAAGATTCTGGTCAAATTCTAGATATTCTTAATTTAGGATATAACCCAGATTTTGCAGGAGCTAAGTCTGACTGGGTTCAAGTAAATTCGACAGGAAATAAAAAAATTAATGCTCCAATCTTACACGACGACGCTGATAAAACCAGTTACCTCGGCGCCGAAATCATAGATTTATTATCCGGAGGAGGAGACGACAGAGAATTTCGATCACTAATTAATCCTCTCATATTAAACCAAGGTCCTGGCTTTGGGACCTTCGGAGCCACTTATAAGTGGACTGAGCATACAAAACAAAAATTGGCTTCCCTGTCGTCAGTTGAGAGTGTGTTGAAATCGTCTAATATGTATTATATTTCTGCTGGTTTGGGTCAAAAAGACCCATTTGGCTTTCAAACAATAACCACCACCGGGATGGAACTGGGTGATTTAGCGCCGAGTCCCTCTTACTATGCAGAAGATTACGATGATTTGCCACCAGATCTAAAACAATATTATGTCAAAACAAAATCGGGCGAGCTTGCTGGTAAACCTGCCATCGAACTAAAAGTTAAGATGAAGAAAAGTAATTATATTGAGTATGCCGGCGGACCAAATGATCCATATTATAATGAATATATTCCAACCCCAGATGAGAACGGAGAAATAAATTTTACTATTAAACTCTATCAAGTCCGCCTTCGTTCTGCTAATACGTTGAAATTAGGTGATATTGAATTCGGTGCAAAAATGGAAATTCAAGAGCTAATTCAAGATAATGACGGATCCGTTTTTATTAGAGAGTTTTTTGTTGGTGATTTAAAAGAAAAACAACAACAAGAAGCGGCCGGAAACTTCAACGATATCACTAGTATTTATGAATACTTAAAAGATAAAATGCTATATGGTCCGGATGGAAAAGGATCAAAACAATTCCAGCTTTTATTTAATTATATTTTCCCGCTTAAGCAATATGCTTCCTTTATCGCTGTGTACACATTGTTTTATAGTTTGTATAAAAAAGGATCTGCTTTTGATACAAATGAAAAAATGAAGCGCCTCTTTACTAATACAAAAATCGACTTGTTTGATCTATTTCAACTCTTGTCAACTGGCGGAGATCCTTATAAAAGATTCGGTATAAGCAATCTAGAAGAAAATATTGTAAATACTCGAAACGCAGAAGTTTTTAAACAAAATGGAGAAAAAGGTCTGTCGGCATTTGAAGAAAAACAAAACCAAATTTTACAACAGTTAAGGGCTGAAGGACTAGATCCCGGCTTTTTTGCTCTCTTTGGAGCCCCAACTGACCGAGCGAGCAGCGGCACTGGTGATGACAATATTAGAATTGTTTTTGAGGTTCTTGCTAGCCTGGTCGACCCTGGCTTTGACACTTTCCCAATAACACCTTTTGGTTGGATTGCACTACTATTGCGACGACGCGACAGAGAACTAGCAGGTAAAGCCCCGGAGCCGACCCCAGGTGAATTTATTGATCCAAAGGACGCAGAACTGTGTAAAGATGAATAAAAAGTGTCAATATTTGAGTAAAAATATAATTAAGTATAAGGAGTTGTGTTATGTCTAAAATTGGTTATTCTCCATCATTGCCGCTAGTTTATGATAATGAAAGTGGTCCGTATGACATGCTGAATACACTAGAAGGCATTATTAAACAAAACCTTAAGATGCTCCTTTTAACGTCACCAGGCGAAAGAATTATGATACCAGATTACGGTGTTGGTCTAAAAAATTATCTTTTTGAACATAATACTTTGGTGACCAGGGACGATATTAGAAGTAGAATTATAGAACAAGTTAATATTTTCATGCCTTTTTTGGAAGACATTGATATTGCTGTAGCTGATACTTCTCCAGAAGGATCAAATAACATTTCGGTGATGGTTTCTTATTTTATTGGACCAATAGAAAAACAAGGATTTGTTCAGTTAGTTCTAAGTCCAAGCATCAATGAATCAGGTGAAATAGATTCAATTTTAGATCAATAACTTTAGGTGGGATTAAAAAATGCCAAGTGGAAAAAATTTAAGTATAAAATATACTAATCGCGACTTTGATTCAATTAAGAGTGATATGATTAGTTACGCAAAAAAATATTACCCTGATCAGTTTAAGGACTTTAACGAAGGATCGTTTGGATCATTGATGGTTGATTTGGTTTCTTATATTGGCGACTCGCTTTCTTTTGCTTTGGATTATCATGTTAATGAAAGTTTCTTGGAAAATTCCTTTGAGCTTAAAAACGTTCTTAGACACGCCAGAAGCTTAGGATACAAACATAAACCAGTGGCCAACTCATTTGGTGTTGTTGATTTATACGTCCTTGTTAGAGCAAATACCGCCACACACACACCTATCGTAGACTATTTACCAACAATTAAAAAAGGGACCACCTTTTCTACTCCTGCCGGCAAGAATTATACTCTGGCAGAAGATGTTAGTTTTGCTTCTTCGGATACAATTTACAAAGTTGCAAGAACAGATGCCAATAAGATTCCAACTCATTTTGTGTTAAAGAATTCAGGACAAGTAATTTCTGGTAACGTCGTCGAAGAAAAATTTGAAATAGAAGATTTTGTTAGATTTCAAAAAATATCTTTAGGTGATCAAAACATAACAGAGATAATCTCAGTTATAGATTCAGAAGGTAATGAATATTTTGAAGTTGATTACTTATCCCAAGATGTTATATATCGAACGGCCTCCAATACAGATCCTGCAACAGAAGCTGATGTACCCTCTGTTCTTAAACCTATGGCTATTCCACGACGATTTGTTATTGAAAGAGACGAGTTTAATATTCCTTATATGCAATTTGGAACTGTATCCAATAACGATGTTTTAAATAAAGATTTCGTTGATCCAAGCGAAGTTGTGATGCAACTTCACGCAAAAGACTACATATCAGATAATTCATTTGATCCAAATAATATGTTTTCTAATGACAAGTTTGGAATTGGACCAGCAAACACAACATTAACAATCGCCTATAGAACAACAAACGTTGATAATGTTAACGCATCGGCAAACTCAATTACACAAATTTTAGATGCTGACATAACATTTAAGAATGAGGTATCGATTCCAGCCACAACAAGAACAGAAATTATTAATAGTTTAGAAGTAAACAATCCTGCGCCTATTACTGGTGACGTATCAAACATAGAAATATCTGAAGCAAAAACATTAGCTTACGATAGTTACGCAACACAAAACAGAGCAGTTACAAAAAATGACTATATCAGTATAATTTACAGAATGCCTCGCGGACTAGGAGCCATCAAAAGAGCGAACGTATTTCAAGACAACGATGCGTTCAAGAGAAATATCAATGTGTATGTTTTATCAGAGGATAAATCAAATAATTTAATTCGAACATCCGCAATTATTAAAAATAACTTAAAATCTTATCTAAATTTGAATAAAATGATTAACGATTCGATTGATATTTTGGATGCACACGTAGTAAATATTGGTATAGATTTTACAATCTTAGCACAAGAAAATGTTGACAAGCACGATGCTCTTGTCGCTGCCTTATCTTATTTGAAAAAAGAAATATTGGTACCAAAGATGAATATTGGCGAGCCATTTTATGTAACAGAAGTATATAGAATATTAAAAGAGGTTGATGAAGTGTTAGATGTTGTGGACGTAAAAATTAATAATAAAACATCTGCAAATCATTCTGGTGTATATTACAATGTTAAACAAAACACTAGTTCTGATGGTAGAATTGTAAACTCAAAAGAAAATATATGTTTCGAAATTAAGTTTGGTGATGACATCCAAGGAGCGGTCATATAATGGGAATCAAAAGGTACAAGGCATCAGAAGATAATACTATTACGAATGCTTTCAAACATAGTTTGACTTCTCGTGGCTATGATGCAAATATGGGAGCATCAGATATATTAGAAGTATTCTCTATCTATGGACAAGCTACAACTAGTTCAGCCGAGGCAGCAAGAATGTTAGTTCGATTTCCCGTCACAGATATTACAGCAGACAGAACCGCTGGTACGGTACCAGCATCTGGCAACGTCAATTTCTATCTAAGAATATATAACGCTAAGCATTCGCAAACTCTTCCACGCGATTATAAGCTAGTCTTTCTTCCCATATCTCAATCGTGGAACGAAGGTGGCGGAGTTGATATGGACGAGTATAAAGATAAAGGTTTTCCAACAATTACTGGTTCAACATGGATGACAGCATCGTACACAAATCGATGGCACACTCCTGGCGGAGATTTCTATGTAAAGCCAGTTTATACTCAAACCTTTAAAGAAGGACCAGAAGATATAGAAGTTAATATTACATCAATGGTAGAAGAATGGATGGCCGGTACAAAACCTAACTATGGAGTTGGCATATTCTTAACTGGATCACAAGAAGCTTATGTTGAAGTGGTCGACAAATCAGATAAAAGCCCAGCACCTTCGGTACCCGTTAATGCTGCAGGTGCAAAACGATCTTACTACACTAAAAAATTCCATGGAAGAACGAGTGAGTTCTTCTTTAAACGACCTGTTATTGAAGCCCGCTGGGACGGACATCTTACAGATGACAGATCTAATTTCTACTACAGCAGTTCCTTGGGAGACATTGAAGATAATAGAAACACGCTATACTTATACAATTTCGTGAGAGGAAGATTAAAAAATATTAAAGGAATTGGTAAAAAAGTAGCGATCTACGTGAGTTTGTACTCCGGAAGTGTTGATAATAACGCACCAACAGGCAGCAAATTATCAGCTTCAGGTGATACCAAGAACATTAATCAGCTGATTATGACAAATATTACTGGAGGATACGCTTGGCAAGGTACCGGTATATACACCGCTAGCTTCGCTCTCACAGGCAACACAGAAGGAATCCTTACAAAGGTATTCGATGTGTGGCATAATGCGTCAGGATCGGTATTAAACGCTGGTACAGTGCAATATGCTACAGGCACGTTTAATCCAATGTTCCTGTCAGCCTCTTTAGCTAGTCCAAATACAAAATACATTGTTTCGATGCCAGACTTGCAGAGTTCATATGACGCAAATGAAACAGTTAGATTTAGAGTTAGTAGCAGAATGAAATACTGGCAACCAAATAATTATACTGTTGCATCTTCTCCAGCGCAAAACATGATTATTGAAAGTGGTTCTTACAAAATTTATAGAGTTAAAGACGATTTAGAAATTATTAAACATTGTACAGGCTCCTCAGATGGTGAAACACTTATGTCATATGATCGCGATGGTAACTTTTTTGACTTGGATATGAAATTACTCAAGCCAGATGTAGCATATGGAATTGAATACGCTTATTATGATGGCGATAAATGGGCGGTTCAAAAAGATAGATTTAAATTTAGGGTCGAAAAGAAAGAATAATTGGTTTGATGAATGTCTTACAATAGTTTAAAAAATTTGTTTGAGAAGAATTCGCAGAAAATAATCGCGCAGACTTCTAGTTTAGGTACGTTGGGCAATAAAACAGAGTCCGAGGGATACCTAAAGGCTTATAAAGAATACAAAGAGAGAGTAACGCCTCAGATTGATTTTTCTAAGCCTAAGAACTGGGTACGCTATGGCTCTGCAGAACAGTATTATGTCGACGCAACTGCCAATATATATGATTCTTATCCTTATGATGGATCTGAAAAAGAAAAAATAGAGTGGCACAACAGCTCGTCGTACTTTGAAAATTATGTTTTTGAAAATGAGTATCCTAGAACAAATGGACATATTGTTTTAAACAATATACGACCGTCTCCGGGCTCTGGAAGCTACGGTTCAGGTGGAGATCCACAATATATTCTAACAACTGGCTCAATGGCCAAAGACAATGTGTATGATTTGTCTAAGAACAGAGCAGAAAATCTTTTTGTTGACCTGTCAAAAGACGGAGCAACAGTAGAATTCTGGTTAAAAAAGAACGGATTTCTTGGCTCTCTGAAAACAAAAAGAGAAGTTATCTATGATTTATGGAATCACGAGCTAGTTTCAAGTACAGCATACGGACGATTGCGAATCGAAATGGATTCAACAATGTCGACCGCAGCTGCAAAGTCAACAGCAACAATTGTAATTTCTGATTCAGGCGGAATTGTTAATGGCGAAACTTTTACTTTGGTTGACTCTGCAGGAGTAAGCACGGTATATACAATTAATGGAGGTGTAGCCTCTGAAGCCGGCGGAGGTTCAGGTGGAGCAGCGACTGTTGGTTTTTCAGGAATCGGCGGAGGCGCCGCAGGAAAAATAGCCGCTGCCGCAGCCATGGTAACTGCAATCAATGCAACAACAGATGCAAATTATACTGCAGTATCGAATGGAGTTGATACTGTAACAATTACGCAAGGAACTATAGGGGTAATAGGAGATAAAACCAATGGAGATTCGATTACAAGCACTACTGTTTCTTCCTTTGAGGGCGGCGTCGATAATCCTGTTGTGTTTCTATTAACGGCAGCTTCTGGCTCAGCCGGCGTAAAATTGGCTAAAATTGGAACGACGGGTTCCCATGGGACAGCCTTCACAACTTCTAAAGTTGGCGATGATAAGTGGCAGCACTATGCTTTTACTTTTAAGAATACTACAACAAACAATATTGAATGTGAGATGTATCACAATGGTAAATACATAGAAACAATTCTTACTGGTTCAAACATAAATGCTATTTCCGGCGCCATATCTTGGTCACAAAATAAACCAATAGTTTCTACAATTGGCGCTCTTGCCCATAGAACTTCTTATGCCTTAGACTCGATTGCAAAATTAGGTCACGGATCTTTAAGTGCGTCGATAGATGAGTTTAGATTTTGGAAAACACGCAGAACTGCAAAAGAAATTGGAACTAACTGGTTTGGACAAGTTGGTGGCGGGTCGAACACTGATGACGCAAACACAAAATTGGGCTTGTATTATAAGTTTAATGAAGGGATAACTACTACATCAACCATCGATGAAATCATATTAGACTATTCTGGTCGTGTATCAAATGGTAAGTTTGTTGGATACAACGCAGCTAGCAAACATAGAGCAACCGGATCTGCCATGTTGAATTCTGGATATGCTAAATTTGAGTTTAAAGACCCGATTATTTATGATGAACACCCAGATGTAGGCGCGTATATAGCTCAGAAAAAACTTACAGGCTCGATGTATGATGATGCGAATCCTTCATACTTGTATTACACATTCCCTCAATGGGTTATTGAAGATGATGAAAAGGGACAACTTCATAAACTAACTCAGATCATGGCCAGTTATTTTGACTCTCTTCATTTGCAAATTGCTCAAATACACAAACTTAAGAGCGTCAACTATCCAAGCGGAACACAAAAGCCTTATCCGTTTATGAACCAACTTCTGCAGGACAAGGGTTTTTATATATCTGAGTTATTTAACAATTCTGATTTGATAGAGGTCTATAGCAATCAAACAGAAGATTTTGTTATCAAAGACAAGCTTCACGACATTAAGAATAGGATC